GTGTGGACTTCATGCCGTCCTCGCAGTCGCGTTGCCTACAAGTTGGACCATCTCGTCGACAGCGTCCTCGCCTGGGTCTCTGATGGGCCACAGGTCGGTGTCTTTGAAGGCGATCTTTGACCCAGCCGGCGCGGAAGTGATGGTGAAGTTCACATCCCATCCGTACATGCCTGGGCCAAGGGTTTTGCACTCCCAGTGAAATTCGTTTTTGCCGTCTGGCGACTTGCAGTAGTGGTCCATGTTGGCTGGGCCGACGACATCAACGAGTTTGCCCACGTTCTGTGCGAGCTCAGACTTGACGACCATGGCCAGGTCTCCGGCTTTGCATCTCACGCTGCACCGCCTTTCTTGCCGAGCTCTGCCATCCGGTAGCGCAGGCCTTCCACCTCGCTCTTCTTGTCAATCAGCATGCCATCCAGCGCTGCGATAGCTTCGCGCCTGAAGTTGATGAGCCGCGGGTGCGTTGTGCCGTCCTTGCGAGTTACATCCGTGTGGCGGCCAGTCCAGAACGTGACGTGCCCAGGCGTGCTCCATCTGTCGCGCGCCTTCTCTAGCTCCTGAATGGCATTGACGCCATCGGTAATTCGCTTGGCAAGGTCGGCCATTTGTTCGTAGTAGCTCATGACAACTCCTTTGCGACAGCCGTGGCCACCTCGAGGAGCTCAACGGTAGAAAGCTTGGCCACGTCGCCGCCAGCAGCCTCGACGACCATGTTCACAATCATGCGAGCCTGGTTCTTGGAGATCTTGCGGCCGATGCGGTCTGGGTTGCGCTTGCGGTCTGGGTCGTGCTTGACGCAGTGGTCAAGCAACAGAGTCTGCAATGGGTTCTGCACGGTGCTTTCAATGCCGTGCCGACGCAGCACCTCGGCTTCAATGGCCACGTGGTAGTGGTGCATCCAAGTCGCGCCGTGCTCCTTGGTGAGTTGGCCGCGGATCTCGCCGGCCTGATCTGGGGTGATGTTTTTCATCGGTTCTCCTGTTAGTTGTTGGTGCAACAGATTATTGTGGAAGAAACAAACTGTTGCAACTCTAGGCAAAAAAAGACCTTCAGATTTGGTCGGGCTTTTCCTTAATCAAGCCACCACACTTTCTTGGAGAGGCTTGACTGCCAGCCGGTGCGAGGCTTCGGGTGAATGTGAATGCTGTCCATGACCATGGAGCCAGAGCCCCAGCGATTTGCCTGCTTGAACGCCTGGCGCTTTGAGTGAAAGAGTCTGTATCGTGGGCCGCTGACGAATGGCTGATAGTTGGGTGGATAGACAATGAATGACTTGCGAACATGTGTCATCACTGCACCTCGCCTTCTGCACGAGACGCGAAACACAGGCCACCATTGGCGCCGCCCTCCGTGCCATGGAGGTTCCGCGCGTACTGGCCGGTGCGCTGCTCCTGCTTGATTGCCTTGCATGACTTTGAGCAGAATCGTGCCCAGCCGCGCTTGCGGTCTGCCTCGCGAGCCAAGAAGGGGTCGCCGCAGCTGGCGCACTTGTAGGTCTTCTTGCTCATGCGATACCTCCGAACTTGATGGTCGAGTGCATGGTCTTGTCAGCGGCGAGCAGGTAGGCCTTGTTGAGCGCATCGCGCGCCTCGCGCAGCCGCTCCGACTCCTTGAAGTGGAAGTAGTTAAAGTCATGGCCACCGAAGTTCTCGCGCAGCTGGGCGACCTCGGATTTGGCCTCAAGGTATTCGTCTAAGAGTTCTGTGAAGGTGGTCATGCTTGATCTCCGTGGGTTTTGATGTACTCGGGGATCAGAATCTCGAGCATCATCAGGTTGTACTTGCCAACCGCAAGGCACTCTTTCCAGCGCTGAAGCTGGGCTTCGGAGTTGGCTCTTCCTCTCGCCCCTGTCTTCTCTTCGAGTGAGGCTGTCACGAGCTTGATCTGCAGGTCGTAGTGATGATTGCTGCTGATCTGCTCGTGCTTGCGGCGGTACAAGCCGTCTAAGAATTCAATGCTGATAGTCATTCGGTTGCCTTTCTTTGGATGATGAAGCCGTGCTTCGGGGTGATGTCTAGACCGCAGTGGGCGCGGAATACCTTGCCGCATTTGCAGCACGGCCACTCAACGCGCTCGGTGTACCACGGGCCGGTGTACAGACTCTGGTGCCACTTCATGTGAGCGTCATAGCCTGCGCCATTTGCTGGGCGATCCGGCTCTTTAATGCCGGTCCGCTTCAGGTCTGCCAAGTTGAACTCGTGCCTGCAGGCCTGCCTGAATAGCCAGTCAAGCCACTTCACTCGGGCTCCTTTGGCCATGGCTTCACGTACTGCCAGACCGTCTTCTGTGGCTTGTAGGGTTTAGCCGCTTGGCGAGCTTGCTTCGTGCGTGCTTCGCATGCCTCGCTCATCACCTCGTGGGGATGGCTGCGTGTGCACGGCGCTGCGTCAAGCACGTCCTGAGTCAACGGCTCGGCGCGACTGACGCGGTCAAGGGTCTTCCCCTGAGCTTGGCGCTTTGGCTTGAATGGCGTGTATGGCTTGCGCACATAGGGCGGGCGAGGCGCGTTCTCTGGGATTGGCATGCACGTCCAGATCTGGCGCTGGCCTTCCCAGCGGAGCACGTAGCAGCCGTAGGTGGCATGCAGGCGCTTGGCCACATTGGTGTACTCGCGCTGCAGGGTCTTGGAGATGGTGCCAATGTCGAGGCCTTCGGGGTGCTGCAACAGCAGAGCGCGCAGGCGCAGGGATGTGTCGCCGTTCATGCTTCCACCTTGATGCCGAGTGCGTGGCGAATATCTTCCCGTGCATGGCGACGGCCGGCGGCGTAGGCGTCAGCCAGCAGTCGCGTCACTTCAAACGGGGAGTAGGTACCTTGCTCATTCGGGCGAGCAATGATCTGCGCATGCGAAGGGTCGCCACGCCAACGGCAGATCAAGTAGCCATCTGGATGCTGGTTGGTGTAGTCGTTGCTCTTCATTTGCCACTCCCATCTGTGCATGGGCGTGTCGCGTATTTCTTGCTGACAATCCAAGTGTTTTCGCTGATCTCAGCGTAGACAGCGCCGTTGATGCACTTGTAGGCGCGCACACCGTCATCGCAGGCAGCCAGCAGTAGCGTTATGGCCATGAGTAGGTATTTCATGATGGCTCCTCTGTTGGCTTCTCGGTCTTGCTGATGACGACCAACGCCTTGCAGGCAACCCAGCACATGGCAATGAAGCCAATGGTAGCGCAGACCAAGCGGATGGACTCTTCGTCGGCTGTGATGACGATGTTGACGGCGGGTTGCATTAGCATGTTTGCTCCTTGATGCCGTGGGCGGCTTCGGCGTGGCGAATGCCGCTGATGAAGTCGGCACGCTCTTGCGTCGTTGCCTTGTCGTAGCCAGCCCCAAACAGCAGCCCCTTCACTTGCGCCCTTGTCAGCGGCTTGCGCTGTGGTGAGGTGGTGGCTCCAAGTAGTAGGCCATTCACTGCGTCGATTGCCGCCGCCCAAACAACTCGCGGGTCTGGGTTGCCCTTGTACGGACACCAATCGTCAAACATCTGCTGCTCCATCAGCGGAGTGATGAACGCCACAGGCTCCTGCTCTGGCTTTTTGGGTTGGGCCAAGACCCTGTTTCTCAAAAACTCCTCAAGCGCATACTTTGTCGCCTCTGGGTCTGCTCCTTTGAAATTGCTTACGGTGTCGCTGAATCGCTCATTTTCTTCATCAGTCACCTGCTCTGGCTGCGCCAATTCAGGACATTCGCCTGCTTTGCAGTTGCACACATGCTCGCCATTCCCGTGCTGCTCTTTTCTGCAACGCTCCGTCTGTGCCAATAGAGCCTCAAGCCTGCCAATACGCAGCGCCTGCTCATCGCATAGCGCCTGCAAGTCGTCGGCGATCTTCTCAAGGTTCGGCTGGCTTGCTTGGCACTTGGCGCGCAGATCGCAATTGCCGCAGCCGCGGTCAGTGGCGTGGTTCTCTTGCCAGTCGGCGAAGCACTTCGGTAGGTTGCTCGCAGGCTCCATCAAGAGGTTGAGCAGCGTGTCAACCTTTTGGATGAGCTCAAGGTTTGCCTTGGTCAGTGCCAAGTCAAAGACCTCTTTTGGTATCGCGACCATCTCTTCTTGTTCGTCTGTCATAGGGGTGCATCCTCAAAGTTGTCTGGGTTGAATTTCGGCACGCGGTTGCCGCGGTCCAGTGGGTTAGGGAGGGGTGGAAATGGCCAGGTGTTCATGCGTACTTGTCATTCTTGAAGTCGTCATCAGACATGCCGGCCGTGAATTCCTTGATCTTCTTGCGCAGGCGCGCAACCTCGGCCTTGAGATTGCGGTTCTCGTACTCCAGCCAGCCGTACTTTTTCTGCAGCTCGGCAAACTGATCGGCGAATGCCTTGTCAACTGGCTGAAGATTCTCTTCGGGCCAGATCATGAACTTGCCGTTCTCCCAGTCGAAGCCAGAGGCGGCGCTTTTGACTGGTCTCATCGGATGAGATCCGACTGTGGCATAGGGCAGCTTGACCACGACCATGACTTCTTGATCGCGGTGAGGCTGGTTAGGGTCATAGGTCAGGTTGACCACGCGGTGTAGTTCGCTGAGCTTCATGATTGGTCTCCCTTGCCGCAGCGATACATGAACCACCAAGCGAGGTAGTACATCGGGCTGACCGCGATTGCCGCGATGATTGCGATTTGAGTGTCTGTCACGCGTTTTTCTCCTTGAAGAGCTTGATGGCTTTGTCAATCACATCTGCACGGCTGCCACCGTAGTTGTCGTCCAGAATGGCTTGCTTGTCGGCGAGGGTCAGGTCAACCCACTCGCGTAGTACTTTTGGTGATGTCGGCGACACTGATGTCGCTGACTTGCGATGCGGCACTGAGAGGCCGATGGGTTTGCGGGTCATGCTCAGTAGTTCCAAGGCTTGGCGCCCAGTGCTGCGGCGCGGGCTTTGGCTAGAGTCTTGGTGGCGTAATAGCCTTCGGTTTCGGCGCCTTGAATGTTTGGCGTATCGCTGATGATCAGCTGCCAGCCTATGCTGGCCTTGAAGATGTTTGCGTAGAGCATTTGAGTTCCTCAGTAGTTGCGGGTTAAAGGGGTGTCGCGGCCAGAGAGCTTGGCCACGAGCTTGCAGATGGGGTCAGGCACTGCGGCGTGAGCCAAGTAGCGCACCTCAAGGTCGTGAGTGATGTACTCAGCGATCCAGAGGGCGACGCCTTGGGTGTTGATGGCGCGGCGGATGCGGTAGCTGGCGGGTGTCACGTGCTCTCCTTAGTGGTTGACTTGCTTGATGTCGCCGATGTGGGCGTGCGGACGGAGGTGGCGGACAAGGGCGATAGCGTCGCGCTCGTCTTTGGCGGACACCAGAATCGTTGGGCAGTTGAATCCCTTTTGGCCTCGAAGGCTGGGTAGGGCTACTAGGTACTTGTGCATGTGAGCCTCCTTATTTGATGAGTTGAGCAACCAATCCGGGGTAGCGCTGGCATGGGATCTGGCTGCACTTGATCTCTGGCATGCGTCGAAATGCGCAGCCGCTGCAGCCGTTGATGCTGCCGTTCTTGTCTGGTGTTCCTGGCACCCAGCGATATACGGGTATCTGTGTCATGTGTTCTCCTGAACTGTTTGTTTTGGTGTGAACACATTGTTGCACAAGAAACAAACTGTTGCAATAGAATATCCTTTAACTTCAGTGGGTTATTGCTTGGCAGCTCAACAAAAAGACAATGCAGAACATGCCTATTTGCGCAGCGGGGCAACAAAACGCTTGGTGAAAGCAACAGAATGTTGTACAATCGCGGCACCCAATGAGGTTGACTGGTGTACCTGTAGGTCGCCGGAATAAAGAACAACACGGCAGTGCCATTCCCCTCTGAGGGAATAGTCACGTCCATACATACCGCGGGCAATCAGGGTATCGCCCGGCCTCATAAGCCAGGGCTTGGAGCTTCGAGTGCTCCGTCCGCAACCAGTATTGCCAGGTAGCTCAGTAGGTAGAGCGCTCCCCTGTTAAGGGAGTGTGCGTTGGTTCGATGCCAACCTTGGCAGCCATCAACAATCCCTTATCGGCGTCAGTCGACTAGGGCGAATAAACCCACTTCGGTGGGCTTTTTCATTTCTGGCGTGCGCCAGCGTGTCGCCATGATCAAAACCTTTGAACGAAACAACCTTGGACGTGACTTGGTCGTTGGGGACATCCATGGCCGCTTCACTCGCCTGAAGGCTGCACTCACTGAGATTGGCTTCGACCCAGGTGTCGACCGATTGTTCTCTGTTGGTGACTTGGTTGATCGCGGACCAGAGTCCGAGGAGGCTGTCGACTGGTTGGGTAAGCCTTGGTTCCACGCTGTCATGGGAAACCATGAGCAGATGGCACTGGATCACGTGGCCGGTTGGTCAGATCCCAAGATGTACATCGCCAACGGCGGTGCTTGGTTCCTGAGCCTGCCGCCTGCCGCCCAACAAGACATCGCCTGCCAGTTCGCGGTGATGCCTGTGGCCATTGAGGTGGAGACTGCCAACGGATTGGTTGGGATCGTGCACGCAGAGTGCCCGCTCAACAGCTGGGAGACGATGCGCTACGCGCTGACCGAGGCTGATGAGCACTCACGCAAGACCTGGGTGACTAACTGCCTGTGGAGCCGCACCAAGGTGAACGGTGGCGATGACCGCCCCGTGTCTGGCATCATGGCTGTTATCTGTGGCCACACTCCGCTGCCTGATGTCCTCGAGGTGGGTAACACCATCTTCATTGATACCTACGGCTGGGGACCAGATCACCACGAGGGCTGCTTCACGTTCTTAGACCTGAACACTCTCAGCCACCAACAGGCGGCTGTCCGCACAAAGGTGGCAGCATGACCAACCATTACGAGAAAGCATTGTGAGCATGCCGCCCGAAACAGATCTGGCGGTTGCCATCTCCAAGATTGAAGCCCTGTCAGAAGACATGAGCGACATCAAGAGCTCCATGAGGGAACTGGCACAGGCCGTCTCTCGCTTGGCTGTAGTTGAAGAGCGTCAGAGCACGACCAACGAAGCCATGGGGCGAATGTTCAAGGCCATAGAGGCCATGGACACCCGAGTTAAAGCACTCGAGCAAGCGCAGCCGATCCAGCAGCAGTCAAGTGACTGGGTGCAGGCAGGCATCAAATACATCGTGGCAGCCGTACTCGGCGCCATTCTGGCTGGCTTCATGCGCGGCGCACCAACTGTGCCCCCGATGAACCCGCCAGCTATCACCGGTAAGTAACACAATGAGCAACCTTCCGAGCACTCAACCCAACCCTAACCCAGAGGTAACCCAGTCGGAACCCAGTGGGTTAGACCTCAACGACGACACGCCTCTTGCTCCTGCCTGCCCGCTTAATCCCGGTGAAGGTGAATGCGAGGCTTGCCAGTAAGGCATGGCTATGTCTGGTGAGGCAGATAAGAAGCCGGTCGATTGGGAGATAGTTGAGAAAGACTACCGTGCCGGTCTGAAGTCACTGCGTCAGCTTGCAGATGAACATGGGGTGTCTCATGTAACCATCGCCAAGAGGGCGAAGAAGTACGCTTGGGAGAAGAATCTAGAAGAAAAGATTCAGACCACAGCGAAAAACAAGATTGCTCGCACTGTGGTTAACAAGGCGGGTAACACAGAGGCTAACAGCAAAGACCAATTGTCGGATGCGCAGGTTGTTAACGCCTACGCTGATGTGGTCGCCTCGGTTGACCTGATCCAACGCGAAGACCTGAAGCTGGCCATCGACAACAGTCGCAGCCAACTGAAAGAACTCGTGGCTCTGGGAAATCCTCGCTTCGTTGAGGTGCTCGAGGCTATCGCTGAGGAGTTCGACGAGTCTGGCCCAACTGCCAACGGTGGCTGGAAGACTGACAAGGTTAACGAGATGTATCGCTACATCATCAGCCTTGCTGGTCGCGTGAAGATGTCCAAAGAGATCGCTGCTGCTCACGGTGTTTACATCCCGATGCAGCGCAAGGTGTTCGGTCTGGACAACGAGAAGAAGTCGACTGGCGAGTTCGAAGAGATGCTTCGCCAAGTTCAAGCGGAGGCGTAATGGCCTCTCTAACACCTGAACAACTGGCCAAGCTTCGTACGCTGGCCAAGAACCTTGAGGTCTACGCGGCTCACTGCCTGAAGATCCTCGACAAGAGCGGCAACAAGCTGCCGTTCCTGTTCAACCAGGCGCAGCGCTATGTTCACCAGCGCCTCGAGAAGCAGCTGGCTGAGACTGGCAAGGTTCGCGCGCTGATCCTGAAAGGGCGTCAGCAGGGTATCTCCACTTATGTGGCGGCCCGCTTCTATCACAAGACTTCGATGAAGCACGGTCAGCGTGCGTTCATCGTGTCTCACGAACAAAAGTCTACGGACAACTTGTTCTCGATGGTCAAGCGTTACCACGAGAACAACCCGATGCCGATCAGCACTGGCGCGACCAACGCCAAGGAACTGATCTTTGACGCGCTGGATGGGGGCTACAAGCTCGCAACGGCAGGATCTGAGGACGTAGGTCGCGGTAACAACGCGCAGCTGCTCCACGGCTCTGAGTTCGGCTTCTGGAAGAACGCTGCGATGCACCTCGCCGGTATCGGTAACACGATTGGCGACATCAGCGGCACTGAGATGATTTTCGAGTCCACGGCCAATGGCCTGGGCAACCAGTTTCACACGATGTGGCAGGACGCCGAAGCAGGCAAGTCCGAATACATCGCGATTTTCGTCCCCTGGTACTGGCAGACTGAGTATCGGGCTCCAGTGCGGGACGACTTAAACCTTTCGTCTGATGACGTCACATATCAGAATGCTTATGGCCTAGACCTTGAGCAGATGCAGTGGCGCCAAAACAAGATTCAGACGTACGGCGCCGGTCATGAGTGGCTGTTTGACCAAGAGTATCCCGCGACCGCGGCTCTGGCATTCAAGACCTCGACGGCTAACTCGCTGATCTCGCCGAACAAGGTGATGGCTGCAGCGCTTGGCGATTACCGCGAGCGTCAAGGCCCGCTGATCATCGGCTGTGACCCCGCTGGTGACGGCTCAAGCGATACCGACCGCACCGCGATTGCTTTCCGCCAAGGCCGAACAGCCTTCCGCGTTGAGTATCACGAGAAGAAGAGCACGATGCAGATTGCTGGCATCTTGGCTGACTACTTCAACCAGTTCCAGCCTGACGGCTTGCTGATTGACAAGGGCGGTCTAGGCGCAGGCATTTATGACCGACTGGTTGAAATGAACGTACCAGTCATCGGCATCAACAGTGCTGAGCGTGCGCGTGACAGCGAGCGCTACGAGAACAAGCGCGCTGAGATGTGGTGGCTGATGCAAGAGTGGTTTGAAGACCAGCCTTGCCGAATCCCGAACGATGCGGCTCTGATTGCCGACATCTGCGCACCTCAGCCAGACATTCACTCAAGTGGCCGCAAGCTACTCGAGAGCAAGCCAAAGATGAAGAAGCGCGGCATTCGCTCACCAGACGGTGGAGACGCGCTCGCATTGACATTCGCTGAACCGATCATCCCGCGCTCACAAGAGATCACGGCAAATGGCTACAGCAACTACAGGGCTCCGACAAGCGCGGGGTATTGATATGACCGAAAAGACTTACGAAGAAGCCTGGGCCGAAGACGGCGAGGCTGCAGAAGCCAAGGCAAACCCATTGGCTGCGGCCAAGAAGGCTGCCGACGCTGCCGAGAAGGACGCGTACATCACAGCGTACGACGACATTGACGGTGGCAAGACGGCCAACGGCGAAGATCTGAAGGACGTCAAGCCCAATGGCGACAAGCAAGTCGAAGGCACGATTGTCAAGAAGGATGCGGACAAATGAAGAACCCCGGCGAATTCGTCCTCAAGCTGTTCAACGTGCGCACAGCCGCACACATTCAACACCTGACGCCAAACGGAAAGCCTGGCAGCGATGCGGCTCACCGTGCGCTTGAGGCTTTCTATGAGGCTTTGATCCCTGATGTGGATCGCTTCGCCGAAGGCTGGATGGGCTGCTACGAGCAGGTGATCGAAGTCGGCGCTGCTGGCTACAAGCTCGAGAAAGACCCAGTCAAGTTGGTTCGTAGCGTGGTGGACATCCTCAAGGGTGCACGCGCCGAATGTGATGAGCCTTTCTTGCAACAAATCATCGACGACATGACTGAGACCTGTGCTCAGACAAAGTTCCGTCTCCTGTTCCTGAAGTAATGAACCCCAATACCGACCAAGTCGAATACGCAGTGGCCGCGACGGACCAGATGCGTGACGCCGCGCCAGAGCAAGCATTGGATGCCTTGGGTACCGTGCTGCTGGCCGAGTTCTCGCGTGCAGAGCTCGAGCGTCGCCTGACGGAAGAGCGTTGGCTCAAAGACTTGCGTCAGTACCGCGGTCAGTATGACCCGGATGTGCTCGCACAAATCGGTGCAAACCGAAGCAAAAGCTTCGTTCGCAAGACCCGGGTCAAGGTCAAGACAGTTGACAGCCGTGTGGCTGATCTGCTGTTCCCAGCGGGCAGTGAAAAGAACTGGGAGCTGGACACAACTCCAGTGCCTAACGTCAGCAAAGAGCAAAAGCAGATCATTGCCAAGCAGCTGACGCAGATGGCTCAGGGTCAGCCTGTGCCGCCTGAGATGCTTGACAAGGTCATCTTGGACATGGCTAAGCAGGCTTCCAAGCGCATGGCCAAGGTCATTGATGATCAGTTGGTCGAGGCTCGCTACAAAGACACTGCTGTCAAGACCATTCACTCTGGCCACCTGTACGGTACCGGCGTGATGAAGGGTCCGCTCGTTGAGCGCAAGATCCGCACGACTTTCGTACAGACGGCCAAGGGCTGGGAAGCCAAGTCAGAAGCCTACGTGGTGCCATTCGTGGACTACGTGCCGCTGTGGCGCTTCTACCCTGACATGAACGCAACGACGCTTGACCAGTGCAAGTACGTCTACGAGCGCCATCAGATGACCAAGTCGGACTTGGTTGAGCTGTCTCAGCGCAAGTCGTTCAACAAGAACAAAATTGTCAACTACATCAAGTCTCACCCAGAGGGTGAGATCAAGCTGCGCTACTACGACAACGAGCTGCGCATCATTGGTGAGCGTACTGCCAACCAAGGCAACAAACAGAACACGTACGAGATTCTCGAGCGCTGGGGCTGGATCGACGGCGAGAAGCTGAAGGACATCGGCGTCAAGGTTCCAGAAGACCGTGTGCACGAGACTTTCTTCTCCAACGTCTGGCTCCTGCCAAACGGCGAGATCATCAAGGCAGTGTTGCAGCCGATCAACGGCGTGACATGGCCTTACCACCTGTACTACTTCGACAAGGACGAGACTTCGATCTTTGGCGAAGGTCTGGCCGCAATCATGCGTGATGACCAGACAATGCTCAACGCTGCTGTTCGCATGATGCTGGACAACAGCGCTATCGCATCCGGTCCGATGCTCGAAGTGGCTCCAAGCCTCTTGGCCAGCGTCGACAAGATGGACGAGATGTACCCATGGAAGGTGTGGTTCCGCAATACGCAGCAGCCTGGCACGCCAGCTGTTCGTGCGATTGAGCTGCCTTCACGCTTGGGTGACTTGGCCGGCATGGCCGACCGATTCGAGAACAACGCCGACGAAGTGACGGCTATCCCTCGCTACATGTCTGGCGAGAACGTCAACGGCGGTGCAGCAGGCACAGCTTCTGGCATGTCCATGCTCATGGGCGCTGCCAACATCGTCATCAAGGATTTGATCACAGCCTGGGATGAGGGCGTCACTCGCCCATTTATCACAGCCCTGTACCGCTGGAACATGCAGTTCCACAAGGACAACACGATCAAAGGCGACTTCGACGTCAAAGCCCGCGGCACTGCTTCTCTGGTGGCTAAGGAAGTCCGAGCTCAACAGCTGGACAACTTCGCTGCTCAGGCTGCAAACCCCATGGATGCGCCGTTCATCAAGCGCGACGCGTTGCTGCGTCAGCGTGCCGAGGCTCATGAACTGTCCGACATTGTCAAGACAGAAGACGAGGTCAAGGCAGAGATGAACAGCCCTCAAGCACAGACTCAGGCTCAACTGGCTGAGGCTCAGATGAAGCTTGCGTTGCAAGAGGCTCAAGCCAAAGCCCAGAAGATGGTCGCCGAGGCTGAGCTGGCAATGGCCCGCTCCAAAGAGGTTGTCGCCAACATTGACTTGGTCGTGGCATCCGCAGTCAACAAGCGCGTGGAATCCATCTACGCGGCGCTGCAGGCTGGTGGCGTGGCCACAATGAACCCGACAACGGCTCCTGCTGGTGACGAGATCCTGCGCAGCGCTGGCTTCACTGATGCAACGCCTGATCCGTCAATCGCTCAGCTGAACACTCAGCCCGTGCAGGCTCAGCCAGGTGGCATGCCACAAGGCACAGACCCAATGCAGCCTGCCTTGCCTGATCAAGGTCAGCCGCAGATGAACCCACCTCAGCCTGAGCTAGATCCTGCCACCGGCATGAACGGTGTGCGTCAAGGCATTGAGACACCTGCTCAAGACTGATGACAGACGAAATGAAAGCAACCAAGGCCATGGCTGATGCAGCTGTGGCGGTCGCGCAATATGCGGGCTCTGATGCAATGAATCAGATGGACGAGATGCTCAGCCAGATGGCCGACGTCTACCGCAACCGCTTGGCCGATGTGACGGTCGAAGAGCTCGTGCGCATTCAGTCGTGCCTGCGTCAAACCCTAGCCATTCGCGGCGTGATCCGCGGAACGCAGCAGCTGCCAACGATTTAAGAATCTTCAGCCCCTGCGAAAGCAGGACAGTTTGAAGCCGGGCGACCGGCTTTTAGGAAGCCGGACGAAAGGAAAAACCCATGGCAACCACCAACGAGAACCTCAAAGACGATCAGGACGCATACAGCGCGGCCTTCAATGAGGAGCAAACAACCACTCCAGAGCCGACAGAGGACGAGGCCTTTGGCATCTCTCCCGAAGTCAAAGACGCTGAGAGTGATGACACACCCATGGCCGAAGCTGCCGCCGAAGATGGCGCAGAGGGCCAATCAGGCGAGCCTGTAGACGTGGCCATCGTCATTGACGGCGGTGACATGGTCAAGGAAGCCGAAGACGGCGTGGCCCGTGAAACTGCAGAAGCTGCAGCCGAAGAACCTGGCGAACCCGCGGAAGTGGTCGCCGAGGCTGACGAGCCATCAATGGACATCGAAAAAGAGACCCAGCGACTCAAGTCATGGGAAGGCCGCTTGAAGGC